ATCATCATATATTTGAAACTCATATTTTTCATTTGTTGATATACCTATTTTTTCATATTCTTCTTGTAAAAACACAACTGCACCTTCTGGTGTTCTTGGATCCCATGTTGTACTATCAGCATTCCTCTCGAATGAATCAACATAATTACTACTAGCATCAGTAACAGGTGAAAATTGTTCATCTTTTATAGTCCAAGTAAATGTTAATCTTTCCGTGTTACCTTCAGCTTTTGTAAGTATAGCACTATCTGTAGGAAACTCTGGTAATCCAAAAACTTGTGTTGGTATTTCTATACTCTGATCAAACTGATTTATATTTCTTGCTTCGTATTTATAGAGTACATTTCCTACTGCTGCTGGATTAAATTTAGTAATAAATATCTTCATTATACAACACCTCTCCTACTATTAGCTTCTAATATCCAACGCTGTATTAAAGGTTTTAATTTATCAAAGTCTGCTTCTCTTGTCACATTACCTACATTAATATTCAATATGTAGTTTGTACCACCTTTTCCCGGTGTGACAGTTTCTTGTCCTCTTTCACCAAATGTATATGTCTGACCACTTCTACCTACACCAAAGATTGGTTCAGTAATTAATCCTCCATGTGCATAGCCTTTAGAACCTGCTGGTTTACCATTAATGATGTTTGTTAAGTCACCCATTACTGGTTTCGCACCACCAACCATATTATATAATGTCATTGCTGCACCGTATGCTGCTGCGTGTTTTCTTGCTTCTTTATCATTACCAAATTTAACACTTCCATCTGCCTTTGCACCTTCAACTGCTTTCAATATTTCTGATCCTTTATCACCGACAACCAATCTTGACACACTATCTATACCCATAGCTTTTTGTATTCCTAATATCTCATCAAGTGATTTTCCTTCTATCCTATCTTGATATGATTTAGTTCCTTTTCCCGGATTTGTTAAGTGTGTATATGCATCGGTTCTTGCTTTTTGTGATGCTACTGAATTTATTGCTGGATTTAATGTTGGACTTAATGCTGATTTAGCTATACCCCCACTATTAATTTCAAAGTTAGTACCTGTAGCAGTAGAGAATATACCAGTCTTCCACATATCTATTGCTTGATTAGACTCTGCAAGTTTTGTTGAATGTATACTTGCACCTGCATTAATATTAGATGCTTTAAATGTTGCCCACCTATTAGATAGTCTCGCACCAGATTTTTCCATTTCATCTTTTATGAAGAATATAGAATTCTTAATATCTACACCTGCTAATACAGCTCTACCCATTATCTCTTGTAGTTGATCCCATTCAGATTCTATTAATTGACCATCTATTAAAGCTCTTGCCATGAAAGTTTCTACTTCTTCCATATGACCTGCTGTAGCTTCTGCATTGGTTTCTACTTCTGCAAAATACTCTTCAACTATTGCTGCTGGTGTGCCCGGTGTTGATGTAGCAGTTGGTGTTATACCATACTGTTTACCATTACCACCTAATTTTCCACCAGAGTATAAATAATCTATTGATTTTTTAAATGGTTGCCAACCTATTTTGTCAATTCCTTTTCTTATTTCTTCACCCATTTCAGAAGATATAATTCCCATTTTTTCTCCTTGTTCTAATTGCCATGCATGAACACCTGAATAATCTCTTGCCCTATTAACTGTATCTTCTCCCATTAAAGGTGCTAAACCAGCATTTGCTAGAGCCATAACAATTGCAGCGTGTATAGTTTCAACTGGTTTTAATAGGAATCCTAATGCTTTTTTACCCATCTGTTCTCCAATACCCATAGCGTGTTTGGAATTCTTGTAGAATGGTATAGCAATATTTTTCATAAAGAATAACATAATAGGTCTTAAGAATGAACCGATAAAGTCACCAATAGGTCTAAAGATTAACATGATAGATGTGTTAAACAAACTCATCATAGTCTTCAATAATGGTGATGAATCAAATAATTTCTTACCTAGCATACCAACAATACTTCCACCAACTGCAAACTTCATAACACCCATCATTGCATTTTTCATTGGGTTTTTATCTTTATCACTTCCACCAGCACCAGTTGGTTTTAATATACCACCCATTTGTTTCATAGTTGTACTTAACTTTGTAAAGACATTGCGTTGATTTTTAAATGCTTGAGTGGCAAACGCTGGACTTGCTCCACCTACAGTCTGTTTTTTCCAAACATCCTTCATGATTTTCATTCTGTCTTTTCTTTCTTGGACATGAAATTTCTCTGATAATTTTTGATTAACAGTCTGAGCTTTTGACTGACCTCGTGATTCTTCCAACATTTTTTCTGTTGTAGCCTTCTCTTTTTCCCATCCACGTTTCTGTTTTCTCTGTTCTGGTGTTCTACCATATTTCTCTAAGTTTTTAATAGCAACAAGTTTTTTTAATGATTTGTTTATATCAGATAGTTCTTTTACTGATTTTGATATATCTTCTTCTACTTTAGGTTTCTTCTCGTTAGCCATATATATTTGATTAAGATTTGGTCTTATTTAAGTTTCTCTTATTCTTCTTAGGCTTCTTTACACGTTGATCTCCAAGAGGTTGATATGCTTTACCTTGTGCCTGTTTCATTCCTTTCTGATATAATTGAAGTAACATCTTCAAATGTTTAAAAGGAGTTTTATCTACTTCTTTCTTAGTCCACCCAAATTGGGTAGCACATATTAAATAAATATCGTATATTATTTTGTCTGAGTCGGAGAGTCGTTGAATGGCTTCATCATCTGATTCAAGTAATCCCCTAAAGGGTAGTATTCGAGAATCTTATTTCCTATCTCGGTAACGGTCTTGTAGCCAACACCGTCAATGCCTTCCTTTGTTATATCAAAGGGTGCCTTCTTAATTGAGTTTAACATAATTTCCATTCTATATTGTTGAACGTTGTCTAGTAAATTTTCTTCATTTTGTATATTAGCAGATTTCTTAATTATTTTTTCAAACACACCAAAAGGCATATCGTCTTCAAATTCAATGATTTCTGATGCTCCTTTAATCTCTACAGTAATAGTCTGTATAACCATGTAGAATATAAAATAATTCGGTAATATAAAGGTTTCCTAAAGTGCTGTTGCTATTGGGTTAACACATACAACAGTTGCCCCTCGTGCTTCAAAGTTAATTGTTTCAAACACTGGTTCTACTGGAACTATTCCATCTACGTTATGTGTATCTATTGCAACTCCATATAAGTTAATTGTTATTGTTTTCTCTGCTGCACCTGATCCACCGTTTGTGAATTTCAATTCTAATGCTACACTTGAACCTGAGTGTATTTCAGAGGTTGGTGGCTTGTCTATTTGATCTACAAGTTGTTGTAACATATTATTATCTTTCCATGAACATTGGAATGTACCGTTAATATCAAATCCTTGTCTGTATGCTGATGTTGCTTTATGAGCACCTACAGAATAAAGAAGGTTTACATTTTGTGTGAATGTTGCAGATATGTTTTGTACTTCTGCTACGGTTGCTAAAGATGAACCGTTATACCATTTCAATGCACCATGTGCAAATGTGTATGGAAAGTTAATATCATCGGCTGCTGGAGTGGAATCTAATGATGTAGTTGCATCTCCTTCATTACCAAATGTTACATCTGCTGAACAGTTTACTAAGTCGTCTACTGCCGTATTAATTGTAAATCCAGATAAAACACATCCTAATAGTTTTCTTGAAATGTTTTCTGTTTCTCCAGCAAATCCTACCTCTGTACTGAATGAGGTTGCTGTTTTTGGTGGAGTTGCGTATGTATGAGTATATGGTGCTGATGAACCTGATGTTGTTGCGCTACCATAAAAGTTTTTGAATATCCATGGATTTGATAATACAAAGTCCACTGATACACTACCAGTCTGTTGACCATAAGCAAATGCTTCTCTTTCAACTTGATTTAATTTTCTGATGTCTTTTCTAGAGTTATTTAATGTAACTGAGCCTACTGCTTGTTGTAATCCAAATGGTTTGGTATATGCACTTGCACCGGGATCTGTAGCGAATGTACTTTCCCAAGCATATTGAATATATCCATGTGCGCCTGTTCTTACCATGATAATATCATTCCTCTCTATAAGTATTTAAATATTGCCTATGGATCAATTTTTCTATAAGCAACAGTTAAAATATGCCTATACATATTTCTGTATAGGTGACTAAGGGATTCACTTCCTACTAGTCTTAAATCAACAAAATCAGACCTTCTAACTTGGTCTTTTACTATTCTTTGAATTTCATTAACAACATCCTCATGATTTTCTATATTTAGATAAGTTCTAATATCTAATTCTATTGTTACTTCATGAAGGTGGTTTGTTCCATATAAATTGAAATATTTTATATCCTCATCTTCTGGCTTTAGAAGAATTACTGGGTTTCTTGAATCACCATAACCTACTGTTTTTTCTTCCCAAATTTTAACTACTCTTGGTGGATATCCAGCATCTGTTGAACCTGTATTCCACTTATCTTCTATGACTGTTTTCAAATCATCCAATGCAGTATATAGAGCACTACCCATGTTTTATATTAATACATCAAGTATTTATACTTGACCTTTATTCCACCCTATTTTATCTGCGCCAAACACAACCTCGAATTCATCTGTATCAGCCATATCAAAATCATTTAAATAATCAGCATTATCTGCTGCTGATGATATTGTGTAACCATCTCTCTCCATTTTTCTACCTATCAAAAAAGCAAGCCTATCTAATATCTCTTCTTTTTTTACTGCATACATTTCATCTGATGTTCTTGTTTGACCTAATTCATTATAATCTGATATATTGGTATATGCGTTTCCTTCTAGTGTTTGACCTCTTATAGCATTTATGTTTGAACCACCTAATGCAGCCTGTAATTGTGGATCTTTAATTTTACTCAATAAACCCTTTGCTTCTATCCAATGTTTTAATCTATCAACATTAGGAAAAGTTCCGGGTGGAACTCCATACTTTTCAATATTAAATGCATCTTGTGAATCATCTCTTAGTTTTTCATCATAGTACCCAACTCTACCTCTTTTATCAATAGCAATTTCTGTAACAGTTCTAGAATTACTATCAAATCCTAATTTATCTACTAACATTTCTTTTATTGAAGAAAGTCTATTTTTCTTTCTTTTTCTATTCATCCTTCCTATCAAGTCAGAAAAATCTTCTTCTAATCCTTCTTTTGCTAATTTTTTTGTTATGGCTCCTTTAAAACCACCAAATACATTTGCTAATGTCATTATGGAACTATAAATACTTCTCTACGATTCTCAATACACTTCTCAATATCTCCTCTCCAATCTTTTTTAATTGATTCAAGATCAACACCTGAACCACCTATTGGTAGTCTATCCATTCTTAAACTTCCATTGAGAACATCTATGGCTGTCATTTTGACAACACAATCTTCAACATCATATGGTATGGTTGAATCACCTGCATAATTTTCTCCACCATATCTATAAGTAACTCTAACTCTATTTTTTCTTAAGATAGAAAATATAAAACCTCTAAGATGAATTGTTCCTCTTTCATAATTTGCATCATACCATTGAGAGTTTCCAATTATATTTTCCCAAGCAGATGAAGCTCCTTGCCAAATTTCTATTTTATCTCCTTGTGATGTGTCAAGTTCATAGATGTTTCTATGTTGTAGAAATATTGGGGTACCCCAACCAAAAGTATAAAGTAATGGTAAGTCATGTAATTCTTTTGTCTTTGTTTTTGATCTCCAAGCATGACCTGTTCTTCTGTCAAATTCATCTTCTTTTCGATTTATGATTTTTTCAATTTGAGCCTTATTAGGAATAGTAGTAGCAGTAATGGGGATTCTGAGCAAATCTGCAACATCTTCAACTGAACAGTAGGTCGTAGCCATGATAGTGTTGAGGTGATATCGTATTTAAATTTACTTAAAGACGATGAGATATTCAGCATCTCCGGTTATATCACACCTAATACCATTCTCAAATCTTCTATGGATTCTTCCATTATCTTGTATATCTTCACCAAAAACTGTAAACTCTATAGGATCTGAATTACTAGTACCGTTTCTTAATTGAATTTTTGAACCAGATGAACCTTTCTTTGTGACTTTTACAGCAACTATAACTCCATGTCCACCTTTTATAGTGGCATCAGCGTTGACATTTACTACATTGTGGTTTAGTTCTACCATACAGGTTTATTCATGTGTTCATATATAAACTTTATTGAAAAAAAAAAGTCGGCTATTTTGGACTCTAGTAGCCTATGACTAGAAATTCGAATACTTTGTTTGCAATTGAGGTGCTGTTTGCTACTTCTGCAAATACTGCGCCTGCTGAGCCACCTACGGAATAGAGTTTGATTTTCTCATTTGTCTTGTCATATTCTACTTTGTATAGTGAATCGGTGAATTCCGGAATCACTGCAACTAGTGTAGAAATCCTTCCCTCTTTAAGGTCGGCTGACACTCCGTTGGTTGCATATGCATCAGAGCCACCTGCTGTGACTTTGACTTTATATACTCGCAATTTTGAGGTTAATGCTGCTTGCCATGAAAGTGTCTTTCTGACGTTAGCATTAGTCCAATCTGCTGTACTGACTGTTACTGCCATTGATTATTGAGATTACTTATCTTTTATAAAGTTTCTCTCATAAGTGTCTATTAGATTCTGAATAAGCTTCCTTCTGTAGAGGTTTTGAGGTGATATTTCAGGTATTCTTTTAATGATAACTACCCAATCATTATAGTGTTGTTTCCAAGTTTTTTCATCTTCATACATTATCTACAAGGAACCCCCGTTGAAGCTGTTGGTAATTGATTACAATTATTGAAAGGTGCGTTTGTACTTGGTGTTGGATCATGGAACGCTAAACCAAACATCATTATAGAGAAAAATAAAACTATAGGAACTATAAAAATCCATTTAGAAAAAATAGGAGTATCTCTATATGACATAGAGTTATTGAAATATTGACCTATTTAAGGGTTAAATCTTTTGATAGATGACCTTTAGGATAAGCTTTTCTTTCCTTTTCTGTTAATGGTACGTTCATTATAGGTTGTAATACTTACTAAGCTATAAGCATTTCCCCCCTTAGCATACGCTAGGTAGTTGTTTAAAAAAAAAGAAAAAGGTATTTTATTCTAGAGTTTGATATCTCTAATCTTTCCTTGTGATTTGAAGTGACGACATACAGTTTCACCCATAGTTCTGAACACACCTTTCTCAACAAATGCATTGTTTACGAATGGATAGCCCGGTGAACGTCTGGTTGCTTCATAGTATTCAGTTGGGATAGCAATTTGAATTCCAATTCTTGGATATCCGTAACCTTCTGCATCCGATGTGTCGAGTGCAAATAGTCTACCGATTTCTGCTGAGTCGGATGAGTTGCTTGGTGCATCCTTTGATGGGATGAATGGGATTCCATAGATTGAATCTACGTGAATACCTACACCTGTTCCTTTAAACGTTTGTATTCCGTTTACGTCAACTTGAACTAATGCTTCACCGTATGGGTTTGGAATACGGACTGAAGGCATATACAAGCCTTGTATTTCGGAGTAAACTTCGTGGGAACCTAGGAATACGTTTGGATCTTTACCTGCTGCAATACGGATCTTTCTTAAGAAAGTACGTAGTGTATCGTCGGTAAGGACTCCGTTAGTACCAATGGTACCTGAAGCTGATTCTACTGTTGAATCGAAATCAGTTCCACTATCTCTGTCAATGGTTGCGTTTGCAGCCCATGGATCATAGTAACCTGCGTGTGAACCACCTAGTGCATCTTCTTCAGCATCGCTGGAGATGATTCTATCTAAGGATTCGAAGTTTTTATGACCAGAGTTTGCGCCAGAAGCACCTGCTGCTTCTGATTCTACGTCAGCCAATAACATTCTGTTTAGGAATTCTTTGTGTTGTACAGCCATGTACAATCTGAGAGAACCAAGTCCTCCCCAAATGTCATCTTTAGAGTGTGTAGCCAACCATTCCATAACTTCAGATGCACTGAAAGGCAACTGAGCTGTTTTTGGACGTACATCAATTTCTTGAAGTGTTGGTTTTACGGTCTCTGCGATGTTACCACCTTCTGAAGTACCACCTAAAGCAGTGTTGCCTTGGTTAGTATTTAAGGTAGGCTTTGCTGTAATTACACGCCATCCAGATTTATCCCATGGATATTTTGGTAAGATACCAAATGCATTTGCTTCAAGGTTTAATTGAGCCCATGCGTATGCTCCGAAGATTGCGTTGAATGTACCAGTTGTTGATGTTGTAACTGGAGCATCTGCTTTTCTTAGGAGGTTTCTGTTATATCCATAGTAGAGAGCTTCGAGTTCGTCAATAGTTTTAATTTGAACCATTTTAGAATCCTACCTCTTCTTCTGTTGGTTTGTAGTATTTACCTGCGAGAATGTCTTGTGCAACTTTACTTAAACCTTCATATCCTTGTCCTCTTGCATCTTTCAAAATTGGTGAAAAGTCTTTACCAGATTTTTCAACAGTTTCTAGTGCTGCACTTGGTCTTGGAGTTTCAGTTGTAAAGTTGTGTTGAGATTTTGTAACTAATTCGGCTTTCTCGGATGATCTTAATCCACCGTTGTCAGTGGAAGGTTTATCATCACCAGATCTATCACTATCCAATCCGGATTGATCTCCTTGTGGATATGGTTTTTCTGGTACTTTAACACTTGCACCTACGTCATCTCCACCTTCAGAACCTGATGGTTTCAATGGTAAGTCGCTTGGTGTTTCAAGAGCTTTTAATCTTCCATCAATTGATTTGATAGAATCGTGAACGCCAGTTTGACCTTCAGCGAGTGATTTGATTTGCTCTACGAGAGTGTCGATTGAAGTCTTGATAGCATCAGCTTTGGTTTTTTCTTCTTCATCGTGTTCGGCAGTTTTATCTGCTTCTTCGACTTTAGAAGGTTTTTCCTCTACTGGAGCTTCTTTCTTCTCTTCTTCTACAATTTTGTTGTCAGAATCGCTCATGTTATTATTATATTTAACTTTTTCGGGGTTTATATATTTTTCTGTTTTAACCTCTGAAACTTGATTTAGTATCTCATTTCCTTGTTGTGCTGTATTGTATGCTCCTAAACCTCTAACTCCCATACCTCTACCTTGAGTTGCTTGATCTTTTTCAATAATATCTCCTTCTTCTGGATTTTTTGGTTGTGGATGACCTGTTCCAGTGAAATCTTCTTTAATTTTACGTCCAGAGCTGGAATTCTCGTCTACATCTTGATTAAACATACCGTGTTGTGTCTGATCAGTCTCAGCATCTGATACGCCTTCTTTACCTTGATCACTATCATCATCTTTGTTTTTAACGAATGAACCTACTATTTTCTCTGCTTGTTCATGTGTTTTACCATCTGCTACTAGTTTTGCTACTTTACCTTCAAATGTATCAGCTTCTGTTAGGTTGGCATCTTTAGTTACGGCACATCCGAATTTATCACAATTTATCTTCATCTTACCGTTGTCAAGAACCTTTCCTTGAGTTACTGCTTTTGCCAATGGGTTAAAGTCAGTTATTAATGCTAATGGTACTGCTGGATCTTCACAGACTGCTACCTCATAATGTTCCAAGTCTTTTAGTGCATATGCTACTGAACCATCCTTCATAGTGATTGGTTCTCTTTCTGCTTTGGTTGCACCACCGAATGATAAGCCTTTATACTCACCACTCTTGATTTTATCCCAAATCTCATCATCTAATTCATAATTCTTATGTATTTTACCTGTAATTTTTATAGCTGGTATCTCAGTACCTTCTTCA